CCTCAGTCACCCCGAAGCGTAAAAACACCCGGACACACCGAAACACACAAAGCCCCGCCAGCGCTCGCCTCAGCGTTGGCACCAGGTCCGCGCTCAGTCGACTCCCTGCCCTCCCCTGGCCATCGCCGCGCGCCTCTACTATCACCACGAGCTCGCATCGATCAGCTGTTCGGCTGCACAGAGCTGTTCAATTGGCCAGCACGGGCCTACCCTGGGTAAACGCGGCGAACTGCTGCGTTATATAAGGGGTCTCAGATATTTTTACCAAAAATTAAACAAGGCCCTCAGCGTTAACCGAGAGCCTTGCTTAATGTGGAACAACAGAGATGCAGAGAACATCGATGAGTTCGACTCAGTGCTCCCCTTCTTGGTCGAGCCCGAAGTCAAACTCGAAGCTATTTATGCCTGTTCCTAGAGAATCGTCAATAGTTTTCTTTGCGATCGACACTAAACCTTTCGCTGCGAAATAATCGTTGTATACGAGTTTTGCTGAGTGGTTACCGTCAGCCGCTATTAGGACATAGTTGGTGTAGTGTTCGCCTATGTTAGCGATGATATTCTCTAGTGGGGACATGAGTTGGGTTCTTAGGGTTACTCAGAGTATACTCATAGTTAACTATTAGTCCTACTCTTAAGTCTTATTAATTTATGTTTAAAACAATATAGAATATTAACTCTAGTCAACTCATAGTTAACTATTAGTGTACCAGATCCTCACTTGTCAAGCACTATTTTATTCCCCCTATACGATCATAGGGTTGTTTTATAATATAAGATACACGACTTTTTTGTTTTGGCGATTAGCCGGCACAGAGTTACCACTAAGCGTTTTTCACCAGGTCAACACCTCGGGGCCTCCGCGTCTCACTTTGTAATACGAATCGGCGTGTTTTTTGAGCTCTTTTAGTAAATCGTCTTCTTTTCGCTCTAGGATGCGATCTGACGCGTCTTGTGCCATTTGGGTAGTCCAGTAGCCAACAGCCATCGAAAGCGCGTCTAAGCGGTCGTCATGGGTCACAGCGCCCCTGTCTCGTGTCAGACGTGTCATCTGGTAGATCAACTGGTATTTCAGAGCGTGGTCTTTAGGATACACCTGGCTCGTCTCGTAGTCCTCCTGGATGACCTTCGGGTCGACCACGAGCTTATGCCCGGTCATCACTGGCTCGAGCGTATCGATAATCCTGCGTTCTTTCTGGGTGCTGTGCCTGACTTCCTCGATGGTGCACGCGTGGACTTTGCGTAAAATCGGCTTGAGCAGTTCGACGAACATACCGTCACCGAAGTTAGACTCTACGACAATCTCGTTGACCTTGTGTTGTTTAGCGGTCATCGACAGGAACTTGAGTGTTTCGTCTGAGTATCCGCCTTGCACTCCGCCTGCCGCTGCGACATACAGATACCCGTTGAGCATTTTGACCACAGCGTATCCTGTTTCGTCTTTCCCTCGTCCGGACGGATCGATTGACATGACGCACCCAGTGTAAGCGATGTGTTTACCTATCGTCTTGAGTGGCCTGTAGAACCGATCGCCGGTCATTGCGACATTAGGGATCGAGCTGTCCCACTCGAGGTTCGGGTCTCTAGCCCAGACTAGGCGCTCAGGCGCTAGGTCCGCATCGAGTGACATGACGATCAGATCGGAGATTTTCAGTGGATACTTCTCGACGTCTGAGAGGTTCGCATCGAGCATAAACTGTAGTGCGTAGCCAGCAGATCCGTAGGAGACTTTGCGTTCTGCCAGGTCTACATCGGAGAAACGCAGGGGCTCAGTAGACTTTCCTTCATTATCAATATTAATACAGGACTCAGAGACGTTCCCATCGTATCGCGTAGCGTTGTGCTTAGGGTTAACATACTGTGCCGGCCAGATACGCGTAGAATACCCGCGTTCGGTTAGCTGTCGGTATATCGTGTCTTCGCACTGCGGTGTCCCTAAGAATATCACCTTAGACGCATCGAGTGGCTTAATGATCGCGTCGAACTCTTTGACTTGTTCTCCGAGTTTATCTCGCATCATCTGAGTGGCCGAGTTGTTCGGCACTTCGACATCGTCGGCTACGATAATGTCAGCGCGGGACCCAGTGAGCTGCGAGGTGATACCTAGCGATTTAACTGAGGGTGCATGCGAAGCGGGCGCTGGGCCTACATCGAACGAGATCTTAGAGAATCTTTGTTTATCCTGGGGGATCAGGTGTTTGAGAATGGGCATCTCATGGATAAGACGCAGTGTAAACGTAGAGAAATCGTCAGCGCGTGTCTTAGAGGCTGAGACTACGAGTATATTCTTAGACGGGTCTAGGAGCAACTGATGGACAACATAGGCCGAACAGATCCACGATTTGCCGACCCCGCGAAACCCTTGGATCACTGCGCGTTTATCGCCGTGCTGCATGTAGTCCGCGATTTCATACTGAATCGGAGTAGGCGCAGGGAGGTTTAGTTGTTTCCATACGAGAAACAAGAAGTTCCTGAAGTCCTTCAGTTGCTTAATGTCATCCATTTCTTGATCTGTTTTGGCGGACTGATTGCAGTCTTAGGTTTGACCTAGCGTTGTTCTCGGGGTTTCTGTCTTTGTGGTCTACGTCGCGCCCTTTGATGCGCCGTATCCCCAGTTTTCGCGCCATGAGTCTCCGAGCGGCATTGCGGCCGGCCCTGCGTTTCTTCTGGTTCGGCTTTGAGTGATACTGGGCGTATTCTCGTTTGTAGTCTCTAGGCATTAGAAGCGATTTCTACGATCCGATCTACGTTATCGTCGTGGAACGGGAGTGAGTTAACGAGCTCGTGCAGAGGAGAGCTCTCAGTGGCCACAGCGCCTACGTTGTTGTCTTTGAGAAACTGGCGAATCGCTGAGAGATCCGCCGTTGATGCTTCCCCTGATTTGACCCTAAGTAGAAACTCGTCGATGAGTAGATCTTGGAGTTCGTATAGTTTATCTGATCGGTCCATGTTATTTGAGTTCTTTGATTATTTTAATTATTAAATACACCAGGGTAGCCACCCCGACACAGACAGCCACCGCTGTGTTTATGTTTTCTAATGTAATTGACCCGAGTAATCCAGTGATGCCCACAACGGTAGGTGCGTGTGTTGAGTTCATGTTATTACTGGTTAGCCGAGCGTGCTCTACGGATCGCCTCGATTTCTCTCATGCGGAGTTCTGGGTTTTCCTTGAGCATCTGTGAGCGCGCTACGCCTCGATAAGCTCTGATCATGCGTCGCACAGCTTTGACGCGTGGGCTGTCGCTTCCCGTCTCGTCTTTAATGTCAATATCAGGCAGCGCTGCGTATGCCTCGCTGTTGAACATGCGCTCTAAGCGTTGTCGTAGTGTCTTCCCTTTGATTTGCGTAGTGCCTACAAGCTCTAAGAACCTATCGTAAGCCTGTTGGCCTGTCTCTGGGTTATAATATTCTTTCATATCGAGCTCTTCGACCCCAGGACGCAAGAAGCGCGAGGGTGCTCTGAAGCCGGACATGAGGTTCGACAGTTCGTATTCGACGACGTTCTTCGGGTCTTCTTTGATATACAATGGATTGAAAACACCAGAGAATCCTCCGCTACTAGGAATAGTCATTGCTTCGCCTAGCATGTTACGACGTGGCGGCAACTTGCCTCCTGCCGGTGTTCTCTTGATCAACCTGTCGATAATACCCCGCGCCTCTTTGATCTCTCTGCCTTCCTCGTAGTTGAGAGTCTGGTTGACCACGTTAGGCACAAATCCTCCTGCGATGCTCCCTAAGAATCTATCGGCGTCTTTGATCGGGTCTTTGAACTTCAGGAACTCAAAGAGGTTAGAGAGTCCTTGGACGTAAGATTTAGAGGTAATATTGTTCGAGAATGCGAGCGCTGCGACACTGAAGACTTTCTCTAAGTCCCCGTCGTCTAGTTCGTTATACGTCTGCGCTTCGTTGATGTCTGCGATAATACCGAGCATCGTAGCGATCGGGTCGAGCCTGTTGTAGCTTACCCACTTGTCGCCGACTTTGATCGAATACTGTTGATTCGTCAGTTCCCACGACTCGCGTTGCTCTTTGTTTTTCGGGCCGTATCCGGTGATCAACTGGCTTCCCTTCCCGCTCTGCATGAAATACAGCAGGGCAGCAGTAGTAGACACTGAGGTAGCTAAGCGTCCTCTCGTCTCTGCTCTGACCGCTGCGTCTGGACTCATAAGTTTAGCCCTGTAGTTCTTGCTGAGAATCTGGAGTGATCCAAAAGGAGACCTCGAGATACCGTAGGTCAACAAGTTTGTCGGTGTGCGCACGAACGGAATCACAAACTTCAGCGACGGGTGCTGCTGTGTCAGTCTAGACAGCATCTTGGAAACACTGTTTTGTGAGTCTTGAGTGTGTGTGTTTATTTTAGCCATCTGCTCGGCTTTAGCTGCTAAGACACCACGGTCTTTGTAGGTGAGCTCAGTGCCGTCTGGGAGCACAAATGGCTTTTGCATGCTTTCGGCCATTTGTTTCTCAATGAAATTCTGTCTATCTTCGAAGGCCAGCCCTAGTTCGTCCGCTTTGATCTCAGCGTCTTTCCGGATGCCAGCCTCA